CCATATACCATCGTTCTTGAATTTCAACCTCTGCGGCCCATTTCACCTCTGGAAAATACCGTTCCCCCATGTCAATCATTGTTTGCTGTACAAAGCGCGCACATTGTTCGGCGTGCTCTTTTTTGCATTCAATGATGAGACTATCATGCCACGTTCCTACCACTTTCCAACCCCATTTGTCAACTTCGACAATCGTTAGCAACGTCAGATCAGAAGCATCAGCGGCGATTTGCATGTGAACACATGCTTTCTTCACTTCGTCTAGGTTGCTGTCAACGATTAATGGAAATCTTCTCTTGCGACCAAAACGCGATTGTACATAACCTTGTGTACGTGCTTTCCTAAATTGTTCTTGCTGCCATGCTCTAGCAGTTGGCATCTGTGCAAGCAAGCGATCCAAGATAGGCTTGATTTGATTTGCACTTAATGCACCGCCTAGCATACCCGCAATGCCCGTTGCACCACCAAGATAGACCAAACCGCCAAATACAACATTCTTTGCAGTTGTGCGGCGCTCTTTCCAATAGGATTTTATATCATTTAATCCCATCTTATCAAACAAGTGAATATCTAACCAAAACCAAGATGCTGTTTCCTTGTCGTATACTGCCGCGTCAACAATTGGATCGCCTTCAAAGAGCATCTTATTTGCTTCGCCGTGCGGATCACGATCCTCGTTGAAAATCGTTAGCAGAAACGGTTCTCTACTCTCGGCAGCGAACGCGCGCAACTCCGCTTGGCTATAGTCGGCTATTACTAATGTGTTCCCTTCATCTGCAATAAATGCACCGCGCAATACTTTTCCCCATTCGTCATCGCCAGGTCTGGGTATTCCGTGCATTGCATCAGATGCACTTAATCGGCCAACCTCTGTGCCGTGTATGATATAGCCGATGTGTACGCGATTGTTTATGTCAGCAAGTTCCAGCAGCTTTTGAACATACGTACCTTGTATCTTTTTATACCGTCGATACAAACGTAATGCAGAAATGAAGCCGCTGCTATCATTTGGTGCAAGTGAGATCAAGCATTCTTTTCCGGTGCTGCGTGGATCGGTATCATATCCTAACTTGATCATGTGTTGAAGTTTCAATATATCGTAAAGCAACACTTGTACCTGTTGCCAACTACCAGGATTAAAATCTTGCTGCATACGTGTAACACACTTTGCATACACTGTCTTATCTTTAATCCAATTAGCTTTAGGTACTACGATCTTACCGTTCTGTAACCATTCGGCAACGAGCGGCGTCACTATTTCTCGAATAGCCGCAAGCGCCGACGGTATAACATCTTGCTCTAGATACCTGTCAACTTGTTGCAGATACGGCCGATCAATCTTGATACCGTTTTGCTCTACATGTTGTATCGCATTAGCAATCGGCATCAGTGTGTTATTGAAAGGATCATCAAATAGGTTTTGCCGTTTTAACTCAGCTTCAAGTAACGGCCATAGTGCAAACGTTGCTGCAACATCAATTGCAAGATATTCGTAAAGCTGTGCTTTTGGGATCATCGAATATCGTTGATCTTCTTTTTTGATTTTGTTTGTACGAAACCAGGAATGTATTAAACGATCTTCGTAATCATCGTTGTATTCAAGCCATGTTTTTACTAAGTCTTTTAGACCGTGACCGCCCTGTGTTTCCTGTTAGGCTATGCTTGAAACCGAGATGTGTTTGTAGAACTTCAAGATCGAACTTACCGTTATGTGCAACTATTTTTGCATGACTGAATGCAAAGTGTAGGCACTCGAATAACGCTAGATCGGTAAACATATGCGATGGAATAATGACAACTTGGTTCTGTCGATATGACAAACCAATTGCTAGTAGATCAGCCTTTGGTTGTGTTGGTGTATCATGCCATTCGAGGAAATCTGTTTCCACGTCAAATGCTAACACAGCACCGTTAGGCATTCTATTAAGGTGTTCAATTACTCTTGCTTTATTGTTGTCATCACAAACAATATACTTTAATGCATCCGTGTTAAACGGTTGCGCTTGCATACCGTTTGCTTTTCGCACCACACGCGCGGTATCATTCAGTAGCGTTGACATTGCATCAGGCTGGCGCAAGACGTATGCTGGGTGATAGGTCGGCAACACATTGAAGTGCCCAACGGAAAACCATTGCCCATTGGCGTGCATCGTTTCGCTTGCTTTGTGTGACAGGTTCGCTAGCGCTTCACGCGCCGTTGTGCCGAGCGCTAGGACGGTATGCGGCCCTCGGTTCAGATCGTGTGCTAATCGCTTGTTACAAGCCCACACAGCAGCGTGCGGAGGGGTTGCGTTCCCCTGCGGTCTACAGAGCACGGCATTGGTTTTGGCGAGCCTATCGAGGGGTAGACCTGCATGGGCAAGCGTGCGATCGAGCAGTTGACCAGACGGCCCAGTAAACGGTTGCTGTGAAGCAACCTCATCTTTGCCCGGCGCTTCGCCTACAGCGATCAGGATTGCACCATCTGGTATATGCGATGGTACGAACTCGCAATCAAGCAAAGGGCAATTTTCGCAATCGGCAAATTCAGCTTTAGGTTGCATGTTCTAGTCCTATACGATATGCTAGTTGATTTTCTTGTAATCGGAGTATCCAATTGTTTGTATGTTGTGCATTTACTTGACGAAGTATCATTATTGCGTTACTCCAATATGATAATGAGATCTGCGTTTGTGATGTTAAAAGAGGTTTGAATGCGGTGGATAATAAAATAAATACAAAACTGTGTTAATTCAACTTCTGTCATTGTTGGTACAAAATGAAATGTCGGTTTACCATCAGATGCAATATTATTGCGTGTTAAGAAACCACGATCTACCAAACGGTTACACGTTGTAGCAATTGTGGTATACATGGTATCTTCAAATAGTTTCGTTCTGCGAAGCTTTGTCCAAACGCTTTTTATTGTACCTGGCGCATCCCATAAAACTTGCATAACCTCAGTTGACGTAGGACCAAGAAACATTGCGATACCATCGTGTGATAGATCAATGCGATCAAGCTTTGGTGTTGCAATCGTGTGTTTCAACTAACATCTCCTAAACCGATGCGTGTAAAATGTTCCCAATAACACCATGCCAGTGTAATATGTTCTTTTTTCCGACGACGTAGTAAAATACGTATCCACACTTTACGTACTTCTATATCTAAATCTTCTATACCTAAATTGGGCGGGCATTGCATATATAAAACCTGCATTTACTATACCTTTGCTGGCTTGTTTGGACATTGCGCTCGATGCCCCCTAACCGCTGGTTCGCTGGTACTGTAGTAACCGCAACTGTAGGGGCAATAGATACGCTTATCTAGTTCGGCCTGTTTGTCAGCTTGCTCGACTAGATGACTATGGATAAGAAACCCATAAACGACATTGACTAGAGTAAGCGGAATACCGTGTGCAGCAACCATCAGGATTGATGTAGTCAGCAACCAACCCCTATCCCAACCTGTAACCTCTTGAATGAGCGCAGACAGACCGTAGCGCGTTGCCGCATACAATGAAATATAAACAACCGCAGTTGTCGCACCTGTCCACAGTACACGCTTAAACCAAGCATGTTTAACACTTGCCATAGCAAGAACACCGACATACACCCATTCAAAGGCAATTGCTTGAAACCAATTCAGCGGCGCCGGAAACACATTGCGATGGGCGGCAAACTGAGCACTTGCATATGCCGCACTAATGCTCAATAGCACAACAGGCGGATATACTTTCAAGCCATGAATAGGCACTTGAAGTGCAATCCAGTAGATCGTCGTTGCAAATCGTAGGATACGATCAATTAATCTGTATCCTGTTTCAACGATCTTTCGCTCGGGAAACGTCAATGTGTTAATCATTTGGTTTCTTCTTGTAATACATTATGCTGAAACTGTACTGCATATTCTAAAAGAATTAGTAAAATCTCACTTGGTTTCAATCCGTACGTTATTGCGATGTGGCGTAAAGCGATAAGTAGATCAGAAGTTCCGGCTGCAATACGTTCTACTTGCTCTTGTTTTGGCTCATTCATTTCTTCAATGCTTTCTTCATTAGCTGAAACATTACAACCTGTAACACATACAGCATTTCAAGCGGTGCCAATTCGTATGTCATAGCTGTGTTATCAACATGCCGCGTTAACACAATGATTGCATCTGCGGTGTTGCGTTCTCTATTTGCATTAATCATCAAAGTGCTTTGCTCCACAGATCGTTATCAAATACAACACCCATGTCTCTAACTTGTTGTCGGGTTAGACCTTGCGCACGTAGTTTTCTAAGCGCTTCAAGCAAGCGATTGTCTTCTGATACCGTTATTGCCGTACTAGGACACCAGAGTTGCGAACGTGCATCAATCAGTTGTGCTGCTAATACATCTAAACCGGTTCTGTCTAAGAGCACAACCTGACTATCGATAACCGTCGTAGCAGGAAAGGGCATACCGATAAGGGCATCATAGATTAACGTTCGCTGTACGGTATCTTTTTCCTCATCACGTACCATTAGTTTGATACAACGCGGATCAAGTGCTACACGTGTAAAGTTTTGGCGCATCGGCCCTGACAAGCCTAAATCTTCAACGTTAGTTGATTGTGAAAGCAATACAACTGACATATTCACCTTGCGTGCGCCGCTTCCTAGCACTTCTGCAAGAATACTCCAATAGTTTATACGCTTCTTAGAAGCGCCAGTATCAAGCGCTTCATGAATGAGAAACGCTTCATCAACGAGAATAGTGACTGCCTGATGATCTTCAATTGGCATCGCACGACCATTTTCAATCAGATACCGATCGCGCAATTCCATACGTTGCTTGTACTCTTCATATGCTTGACGAATAGCATTTGCAACATCGTCAAAGTTCTCACCACCACCACGTATCGGTAACGCAAACCAATCGTCGCTATGCGGATCGATAATCATCAACTGATCGCCGCGTTCAATACGCTTGTGGAGCAATGCTTTAGCTGCAACCGTTTTGCCACCTTTGGTTTCAGCGCCGAACAACACATGCGGGCGATCATTCAACCATGTTAGCCATTGCTCTGCGGGAACAGGTGTTAGTGTTTCAATGTCTTTTAATGGCGTTTCTAGTAAGCTCGTTGTGTTACTCTGCAATGACAACGAGTTGACACCGCGATATTGCTTCCATGGTGCAACTGCGCGCTCTAAACCAATCGAGGAACCATAGCGCGTTTCAAGTATGTTTATCAAATGTGGTGTATCAAGGCGATCATACAAGTCAGCAGGTTCCTGATCGCCAAACCGATTAAGTACTAAGTTCGCTTTGTTCGCAAGTGCGTTGTTATACCGAACGTTTGTCCAGAGTTTACTGCATACAGATACAATGACAACCGCAAACGGTAGCAGCAAGAGTGTACCAATAATAAACGGCTCGACGGTGGATATTGTTTCACAGGTTGCCTGTCTTGCATACGACCAACAATAGATTGTTTTCCACAAACCATATACAATTGTGGATAACACAATGCCGATCGCCGTTGCACCTGTCCAGACAACATAAACACGCCAATCAACTTGTCTTAGTTGTGGCGGTTTATAATCACGATGTGCAGTATAGCTGTCATCATATCCGTGCTCGTTGTCCTGAAAAACTTCTGGTCCTTGCCGATTGACTGTAATATTAGACATGAAAGATGTTTTGCTCCGACGGTTTGTAATTGTACAACGATCTAGGTTGTATTACAAAGCGCTTTTTTCTAACACAGTCATTGTGTTAGTCTGGTAACTCTTTTCCTTCCCAATGATTGCTTATCCTTCTAATATGATCAAGGAACTCTTTAACACCTAATGTACTTTTCATTTTATTGCAGGTAAAACAACTCGATACACAATTAGCAAAGATATAGCCTTGTTGATTATTTACACGATCAATGCCACATGCCTTAAGTATATAGGTACAACTTTTATGCGAATTCATTCGTAGTTGGTTATCTTTTTTACCGCAGTAATAACAAGGTCTTGTTATAATTGATCCAAATTCCTGTAACGATATTGAAAACTCATATCCGCGATTTATTGCTCCTCTTTTTGTTATATTAAAATAATTTAGTGTTATACTTTTATTTGTTGCACCAGTACCATTAGCTCTGCGTCTATTTTTTTGATCGGGTTGACAGCCGCAACTTGTTGAAATATTACGAGCTAAACTACTAGCAGCGATAAGCTTTTGCTTACCACATGTACACCGGCAAAGCCATACTACACTTTCATGCCGTCTTTGATCTGTCTGTGCTATCACAGTAAGATGACCAATAGTTTTGTTTAGTAAATTTATTATTGGTCTTCCCATTTGTTTTTTCTTTTCGAGTACCGTTTGGTTGCTATGCCGGTTGTGTAAGCAGCTTGTTAATCAGCCCTCTATCTGAGCTTACGCCATTACCGCTGATTTGACCGGCTTTGTTTATTGAAAAAGCCTAAAGCAGATCGTCAACCGTTCTGATCGATCCTGCGGGCTTGTAACTTGTGTTACCGCCGATGCTGTTTTGCTCTGGGTATGGCTCGCCTGTCTCTGCGTTGACGCCGCTCTGCTTCTTGACAACCACGTGGATAACACAGCTTTCACCAAGCAGCAATTCAGGATTGATCGCACCAGACGGCGCGATATGGTTGCCGAGCGTTTCAACGAGCAACTTGATACGGCGTGCAGGAAAGTCGCTATTCCAATCACCAGTCGGAACCTTGAAAACCAAGAAATCGAAAATGCTGCGCTGATCGTATGCACCGCCGTCAATGCGCCAGCGTAGTTTGATCATCGGGTTGCCGCTTGCGCGTGCGATTGCAGGCTCTGCATGTACGATGGTTGCGTTGTAGTCACCTTCTGGTAGCAACTCTTGTACCATTGGCACGGTCAAGTCAACCACAAAGCCAGTTGACGGTAGCGCAACATCGTTAGAAGGTACTTCATCGGTGAACAGGTTCGGATCGATGGGAAGCGGTGTATTCTTGCTCTTTGGCCTTTTGAAGTCAACCATGATGTGTTCGTTTCCTTTCAGTGTACATTAGTTTGTCAAGAACGGCAATCGGTGAAAAGTGTTTCTTTGTGTCGCTTACCCTCCTAACTGATCAAGTAAAATTGAAACAGTTGGATCGGCAATATAGTTAGCTTCACCAACAGAAATTGTTTGGAAATGATGCTGATCTTTGGCATAGACGTAGCGCGTCTCGTTCAGTTGTGCTACAGTATACTTTGCTGTAAGTCGCTTGCCGATTTCCGGTGCTAAGCTGTGTTTGGTTGCAAAGCGCATAACACATAGCGCTTCACCTGGTAACTCAGTTACCGCTTGTCCTTGCAAACCGGGTTCGGCATACTCATATTGTCGGCCGCTTGTTGGTTCGGTTCGCATGTCAGTATGCTCTAAGCAACTTACTAGTACATGTATACCGCGTAGTTCTTGAAAAAATGCGGTCGCAATATTCAACATCTGTGATAATACACTACGATAGACAGGCCATTCAGCTTTAGCCGGTATATCACCTGGCTTTAGGTTCTCTTGCGCCAGTACTAGAGCAAATGACTTGCGTTGAATTGCGGTGATACCATCAAATACTAGCGTCTTGAAGCTGGGCTTAATGCCAAGTTTGGTACAAAGCACGTGATTGCTCGGTTGACCAGTTGCAAAGAAGTCGTAAATTGCGTTAAGTTCGGAAAGCTTTTGCAAGCGTAAGACGGTTGGCATCTTGGCATCTTTAGATGTACTAGGACGCTTAACTAGGCTTTCAGGATTACCGCTCACGTCAACGTGCAACACAGGCCATGTACGATCATCATCACACGCCGAACCAAGGAAGGTTGTTTTTCCTGAACCAGGTTTGCCATAGGCAAGAATGCGGAGTGTTTTATTTAATTCAAGCAAGTCAACGGTTTGCATGATGTGTTAGCGTCCTTTGTACTCGTAGTTGTAATCGGGGCACCAGCCGACACATACATCAGTTGAATTGTGACTGTCGGTTGTAATGGTAATCGTTTGCCAGGTGTTGCCATTGTAGCCCGGCGATTGCTGCTGTACACCGCGTGTGCCGTTGGTTGCGATGTAGAGAATAAGTAGGATAGCGCCAAAGATGATTGCTAGTCCCATTGATCTGTTTTCAAGTTGATCATTTTCCAAAATGTGTTACTCCTCGTCTGTTGGTATCAAGTGATACGTATTCTGTACAAACTGTGTTGCGAGTATGCTTTCAGCAAGTGCAACATCGCCGCGCTGGATT